CCGTGGGAGCATCATATATATCACTCATAGCGGCAAGAAGAGCGTCATACATCGTGTTTCAGCATCAACATTGGACAAGTTACCAGACATCACCGTCAAAGGCTGTAAGGGCGGATTCAACGCCATTACCTGCTTCGGTAACGGATTCCTGCTGAAAAAGATGGGGAGCCGCAAGTGCTATGTGGTAGACGGAGCATTCCGGTACAAAAGCACCATCACACTGTCCAAGACATACAAGGTCGGTCAGGGCATGACATGGGCGAATGGACGGCTCTACAGAGGATCCTCCGTAGGCCAGAGCAAGAAGAATCGTGTCGCTGTCTACAACGGCAAGGGGAAGCTGCTGAAGGTCTACCACTACAAGCACAAGGGAGAACTTGAGGGAGTGTTCGTCATTGGGCATTCGTTGCTCATCAGCATCTACCGGAAGTGCAAGAAACATGGCAAGAAGAAATTTAAGGCATATATCAAGAAGATCGCAAAGGTTTAAACATGATTCTACCGCCTTCGGGCGATAGTATAAACTTTCTCTCTTTTCTCATACCCCCTTGCTTCGGCAGGGGGCTTTTTTATTGCGGAAAACAGTTTAAATAAATTTAATATAATGCTTGACTTTATATAAAATCAATGGTATTATAATATTGCAAGAAGGAAAGGGAAATGAAAGGAGCACAAAATGATCAAGACGACGACTATCAACGGAAAGAGCTACATCGTCATTCCGATGCAGAGGACGATCAGCATCGACGGAGGCGCAGCCATTGCGCCCTACTTCCTGGAAAGGGCGGAGCGAATCGAAGGAACAGACTACTACTTGGCGGTTTATAAACACAGCGACGGCGAAGAAGTGACCAGAATCGTGGAATTTAAACAGGAGGAAAAGTAATGAAAAAGATCATCGATAACAAAGTGTACAACACAGAGACAGCCAGAGAGGTTGGCTACTACCAGTATAGTTATCCGAGCGATTTCAACTGGTACAGAGAAACGCTGTACTGCAAGAGGACAGGAGAATACTTCCTCCACGGAGAAGGCGGAGGTCTCAGTCACTATGCCGAATATGTATGTCAGAACGGATGGACTGGCGGTGAGAAGATCATCCCGATGGCGTATGAAAGCGCAAGGGCATGGGCAGAGAAGAGGTTGGAGCCTGACGAGTACGAAGCAGAGTTTGGCGAGGTGACCGAGGACGAGAGCAGGACAGTGATGTCCGTCAGCATCCAGTCAGCAATAGCCGATAGAATCCGTAAGGAAGCGCAGGAGAAGGGGATGTCCGTATCGGCATTGATCGCAAGCAAGTTTTAGTGGCGATAAATTGGCGATATTTCATCCGATGCAAAAGAAAAGCAAGGGCGTGTAGTCTGTAACCCTTGCTGTTTCAATGTTTCTGGTGCGCCATGCGCGACTCGAACGCGCAACCTACTGATTGATTTCGGTGTTGAAATACCAATGTTTGGATATTTTATCGCCAATGTTTATACCGCTTTTCGCCACTTCAGACAACTTGACGTCACTACATACAACTATTACCGTTTGGCGATAATTTGGCGATATGATTATGATTCATCGGAATATGCAGTCAATTTTCTGGACGGCCTTCGTCAGCTCTTCGTCTGCCACCATCCTGTAGAATTTGGCGGTGGTGGATACATCCGAGTGACCCATCAACTTACTGGCGGTTTCCAGTGGAACGCCACTACGGCATAGGAGGGTACAGTATGTTGCCCGGCACGAATGGAACTTGCGGTACTCGACACCTGACCGTTTGATGTGACGCATCCATGCCCTGTGGAAGTTGGCCTGACCAATAAGAGTTCCGCCGGACGTGGTAAACAGGTACTTTTGTCCTTTCTTTTCTTTCTCATATTTTTTGTACTCCGACCATACAGACTCCGGTAGTGGGATGACACGGATGCTGTTTCTTGACTTAGGCTCCCTTATGACCTGCTTATATCGTCTTGTGCCGCTTGAAACATCATAGTATTCGTTAGCCTGCTTCGTCACATGGATGCTACCATCACGGAAGTCGGAGAAGGTGAGTGCCAGTAACTCCCCGAGCCGAAGACCTGATGCGAATGCCAGAACGAACAGGAAGTGCAGGTCGTTTGGCGTGTCAATGATCCTCTGGACTTCTTCTTCTGTGAATACGCTGATATCGTCTGCTTTTGTCCTTGTTGACAGGGTTATGTTTGCCATGTAGTCCGGACAGTACCCCTCACTGTTCAGCCACTTGAATAGCCGTTTCATGTACTTGTGGTTCGCCTGTCTGTCCGAGAAGTCCCCTTGCATGTAGCGGTGGATATCATCGCTTGTTAATTCAGACACAGGCTTTATGCACAGTGCGGAGTTCTTCAGGTTCTTCCGGTACTGCGTTTCATAGAGCGTGACAGTGCCTGGAGCAAGGCGAGTGTTCGGGAGAATCTGATAGGTGAACCTGTGGGCGAGTGCGCCGAAGGTCACGTCAACATCTTTGCTGTGTTGCATCTTCGCAACGTACTCATCACGCTTTCTCTCTGCCTCTACCTTGCCATCTCCATAGAAAGACTTGTAGATCGGCTTGCCCTCCAGAGAAGTACCTGCTCTGAGCCTCACCCTGTAGGAAGGCTTGCCGTTTGCCATACAGTTGCTTTTCTTCGCCATGTTGCCCCTCCTTAGAAGTGTCTTATCATTGTAACGACAACACCTTCTATGCTGACCGGAAGACTGTTCACCTGTTCCGCAGAGAAGAAGTGCGGCTGATACACAGAGATGTTGTCTCCGATCAGCAACATGCCGTCTTCACGCATCTCTACCCTCTTCAGTGTTGCTTCATCTCCGTTTATCTTCACAAGAGCGATCTGGCTGTTGCTGTCAACGTACTTCTGCGGCTTCACGGCAACGACATCCCCATCCTGTAGTGTTGGGTACATAGAATCTCCCTTTACTTCCACAAGAACATGATCCTGATCTATGGTTATCCGATACTCACCGCAAGGAGAACCGTCACCGATTCTGCCTTCACCGGCTGCGGCTTCGTAGACTGGACGAACAGGGGATGAATCATCGTCAAGGAGGTCTACAGGACGAACTCCGAGTGCATCGGCAAGTCTCTGGAGATTGCTTCTCTTTATGTTTACTACTCTTCCTGTTTCGTATTTGTTGATGGCTGATTTCTTTACGCCTATGATCGCTCCCAACGCTTCCTGTGTCAAACCTTTTGCTATCCTCAGCTCTCTTATTTTCTCGGCAGTCTTCATCTTATGTACCTCCCTTCGTGGGATAATTATAACACATTCTATGAAAAAAACAAGAATAATGTCCTGTCTGGATACTATTTATTTGAAAGAAATTAACAAAATATCTTGACAAGATACTTTGTTTTTAGTATGATATAAGTGTCTTAAAAATCTACTTCGATCATATTCAGGAAGGGGGTGAGTTGGTTATGAATGCACAACTATTGAAAGGAATCATAAAGATTTACGATGGATCCCAGGCTGTGCTTGCGAAAGCGATGGGAATAAGCCATTCTCGACTGAATGCAAAGATAAATGAGCGAAACGGAGCGGAGTTCTCGCTCAAAGAGATCGTGTTCATAAGGGACCGGTATAAACTTACAAAAGCACAGCTTACGGATATTTTTTTTAATCAGTAGTATCTTAAAAATACACCTGCATTATCCGAAGCGATGGGAGGGAGGGCAACATGAAATACATACTGACTACGCAGGAGGCGGCAGAGTATGTAGGCATCGGAATCAACCGGATAAGGGAGTTGGTGAAGTCTGGAGAGATACCTGCCGCCAGATCAGGAAGGAACTTCAAAATCCCACGTCCGCTTCTTGAAGAGTGGATTCTGGAGAAGGCAAGGAATGGGGAACAGATATAAGACCCCGGGAAGGAATTATGACATGGAAAAAGTGATAGTTAAAGTCGGAGCGTACAAGCGTTACGAGTTCGATGACCTGTCAGAGGCACAGAAGTTTGCTGTAACTGCTGTAAGGACAGAGGACATTGACCGTCAGTACCAGACAAGCACGTCCGCAACCGTTTACTGGAGAGACATCGATGGTCTTGACTACTCGTGGACGGTGACACGGTATCTGGACGAAGAGGAGGAACAGGCATGAAAAAGATTCTGATAGAGTTGATGGCCACGATAGCGTTGAGCGGTGCATTATTCGGTCTGTTCTGGGAGTACACCGTAGCGTGTGGCCACCCTCTGTTCTAAAAAAAGAAAACCGCCCTGCTGCAACAGGACGGAAGGGGTCGGGACATTCGAAAATGTTCACACTTAATTATACAACCGAAAGGGGGTCGAGGTCAAGTGAAGGAGAAACTGTTGGCTATTCTTACAGACAAGCCTCAGAGCCGGGAGCTGTTGTGTATCAAACTGCAAGTCAGCGACAGGAAACTCCGCAAGGCTGTTGAGGACTTGAGAAGAGAAGGTTATCCGATATGCAGTAGCAGTCATAGGAGAGGCTACTGGATGGGAGATACCGCAGATAGGAAGGTGCTTGTCCGGGAATACAGAGCAAGGGGAGCGAAGATGTTTGATCTTGCCAATAAGTTGGAGGCAGGTGCCGGAAGGGAACAGGTGAGATGGAATGTCTAACACGATGTTAGAACCGAGATATAGGAACGAGGAGTTATACACCAGAACATTTTATCCGGATTTGTGCGAACCGGAGGTTGAAGAACCGGAGGTCGAGGGCGATCTGAGATGTAAGTTCTGCGGAGGAACGAAGGAGTTGTTCGGACTCCCAGACGGAACCGTGTGCTGTGATATGTGCATGACCGATCTGGAAGGAGAGACAGAATGGGAAGGGAGGACAGAATGCTGAAATATACAGATATTCAGAAAGTGAATGCCGAGATCAGCGGCATAGAGGTCAAGGGCAAGAATTACGCAATGGTCAATAGCAGAATCGATGCGTTCAGAAAGATTTGCCCGAACGGAAGTATCTCAACCGACATCATTGCGCTGGAAAATGGTGTGGTGACTATGAAAGCCACCGTCTGTGATGAGGATGGAAAAGTCCTTGGAACAGGATTTGCACAAGAGAAGGAGACTTCGTCTTACATCAATAAGACATCATTCATCGAAAACTGCGAGACAAGCGCAGTAGGAAGAGCGTTGGGAATGTGTGGAATTGGTGTTGCAGACAGTATCGCCAGTGCTGAAGAGTTGGTGAATGCTATCAGTAACCAGAGTACGAAGCGCAAGACAACGAATAAGGCCGAAAACAAGCCGAAAGAGAAAGTTTCTGCCGAAAGTGGTAACTCCGGATGGCAACGTCAGAAATCCGCTGAAAACGGCTCCGAGGATGATGAGATAAAGAATGTCAAGCACGAATTTATACAGAGGTGCAACGAGAACGGTCAGAGTGCCGTGGAGATCATGGAGAAAGCAGGATGGTCTATCGACAAGGGTGATGCCACACTGGATGACTATGCAAAAGCAAATATCATCCTCGATGAACGTCTGGGAGCGAAGTCATGAAGTTAGACCGTAATGGATATGCTCCATCCATCATTGGATGCGATGATACAAAGTGTTTCGTCTGTGGATACCAAGGAGACGTTATCAGGCATGAGGTGTTCTACGGCACAGCGAACAGAAGGCTCTCAAAGGAATTTGGTGCTTGGATTAATCTCTGTGTACCGTGCCATCAGGCGATCCATACGAACCCAGACTGCAAGTATGCAGACGATGCCTTGAAGAAAACAGTCTACGATGTGTTCTGTCGAAAGTACAGCCGAGATAAGTTCTACCAGATATTCGGGAGGTACTACGATGATTAGAGTCCACAACCTTTCGATGGAAACACGTCCGGGAATGGCAAAGGTCACCTTCTACACCGAGGATATAAACGAGGTCGATCAGATACGGAGCAAATGGCGAGATAAACCGTTAGTTGCAGATATTAAGCCAGAAGTGCAAAAAAGAAGCCTTAATTCTAACGCATATCTTTGGAAATTGTGTAGTTCAATCGCAGACGTATTATACACCACAAAGGAAGAAGTCTACCGCAGTGCAATCAGGCAGAAAGGAGTGTTTCACGAGGCCAAGTACAAAACTTCTGATATCCCAGAAATATCACGAATCTGGCAAAGTAACGGAACTGGATGGTTTATCGACATTGTAGATCGTGTTGGAGACGAAACCGTATTACACATGTTCCACGGTAGTAGCATTTACGATAAGAAACAGATGAGCGTGTTAATCGACTGGATAGTAGAAGAAGCAAAAAATATCGGTGTTGAAACAATGACGCCGAATCAGATAGAGCACATGAAATCCTTATGGAATGGAGGTGTATAGGCGTGGAAGAATGGAAAATCATAAAAGAATTTCCAATGTATGAGGTTAGCAATAAAGGGCGAATCAAGAGTAATGTTCGTAGCAATAGCAGAATCTTAAAGCCTATCCCAAACAGTCGTGGATATCTGCGAGTTCAGTTGCTCGATAAGGATGGGAAGAAAAAAAGGGTTTTTATTCATAGGCTTGTCGCAAATGCTTTCGTGGTCAACATTAAAAATAAGCCTTGCGTGAATCATATTGACAATAACCCGCTTAACAATACTGCCGAAAACCTTGAGTGGGTGACACATCAGGAAAATATGGACTGGATGGCTATACAGGGGAGGAATAAGCGCACAAAAGAATGGATAAATAACTTGAAGAAGTCTTTGGAAGTGCGTGAAAAGCCGGTTATAGCCACTCCTGTGTACGGCGGCAAGTCGTTCAGAATAAAGAGCGTGAATGATTCAAAACGATGGGGTTTTGATCCATCCTGCGTATCTAACTGTTGTAACGGTATAAGGAGAACGCATAAAGGCCATACTTTCAGGTTTGAACATGAAGGCACTGTGGAAGGGAGGTGAGTGATTGGCAAAGTTAAGAACCGAAAAGGTACGAGGGTTCACAACGATAGATAACGACATTTTCCGGAATAAGACTTTAAGCCTTAAGGCGAAAGGATTGCTGTGTCTAATGATCTCACTACCTGACGGATGGAATTATAGCATTGCCGGTCTTTCTGCATTGTCATCGGATGGAGAATCTTCTGTCAGGTCGGCACTAAAAGAATTAAAGGAGAAAGGGTATTTTTACAGGCGGCAAGTAAGAGAAAATGGCAGAATTGCAGATATTGAATACGTTATCTGTGAAGAACCTTTTCTTGTTGATGAAAACCTTGTTGTTGAAAAACAACAAGTAGAAAATCAAGTTGTAGAAAATCAAGTTGTTGAAAAACGGCCGCAATTAAATACTAATACATTAAACACTAAGGAATCAAATACTAAGAAATCAAAAGAGACCGTTCAGGATGTTCTGGAAATGATACCTGAGGAACTAAGAGAAACAGCAGAGGCCTTCGTGGAACATCGCAAGAAGCTGAAGGCTCCCATGACAGGCCACGCACTGGAACTTGCCATCAAGAAAGCGAAGAAGTTGGCAAACGATGATCTGGACACTACCATCGCCATCATGGAGCAGAGCATAGAGAACGGTTGGAAGGGAATCTTCGAACTGAAAGATAAAAAGAAAGAAAGGGGTTGGATGAATGACGTACAAAGAATGGACGATGATTGCTCGGGGTCTATGTTCGATATATACGAATGACAAGTTCCTCAAGGACGATGTTTCCATGCACACCTGGTATGAACTCTTAAAAGACCTGCCGTATGAGCAAGTAAGTATGGCGGCACAGAAGTATATGGCAACGGAGCATTATCCGCCAACACCTGCCGATCTTCGAAAGGCTGTTACTCCGGTTGCGGAAGACTGGTCAGACGCATGGGGGCAGGTCATCAGTGCCGTAAGAAAGTACG